GGCTGAAGGCAAAGAATTACAACATCGGCCACATCTGGTTGCCGAAGGATGCGAAGGCGAAGACGTTTCAATCCAAGCACTCTGCGATGGAACGATTTCTAAAGGCATTCGGCTCCAATATCGTGCGCGTGGTTCCTGCCGAATCCGTCACCAATCGCATCAACGCCGCCCGTCGCGTAATCGAAAAATGCGCGTTCTCGCATAGCGCGTGCGAGGAAGGGTTGGAAGGCTTGCGGGCGTGGTGCTTTGAGTGGGACGAGGATTTGAAGGTCTACGGGAAAGACCCCAAGCACGACTGGGCCTCTCACCACGGCGACGCTTTTTCGTATGGCGCTCAAGTGATGGAACAGGCCGAAATGAAAGCGCCCGTAGAGGATGAGACGCCAAGCGGCTACACGCTCAATGATTTGTGGAAAGAACACGACCGAAACGTAAGCCGAGTCCAGAGGATATAACTATGTCACAAGTTCAGCAATGCGGAGCACCCATCAATCTGACAGGAACCAACACGGTTTCGGTTACTAGCGGTAGTTTGCTTGGGTTCTATGTCAACAGCACAACGTCTGGAACGATGGTATTCCGCATCGGCTCTAGCGGCACCTCAAACGGAACGGTGGTGAGCGGAACCATCACTCCTGCCATCGGGTTTCATGGCTTCCCCATGTATGCGGTTGGCGGTTGCCACGTAACGATAGCCAATACCTTGAACGTAACGCTGTTCTTCGCGGCGGGGTAGATCATGCAGATACAAAGCAGCGGCACACCAATCAATCTGGCTATCTCCGGGATTGTTTCTAGCAAACCTGGCACGCTATTGGGGTTCTACGTGAATTCCACCAATGCCGGGACGCTGGTTCTCCACGACGCAACCACGGCGACTTCTGCCGTTACTGGAACGATTACGCCAGTCATCGGGTTCCACCGATTCGCCTCATCTTTTCGCAATGGGTGCTTTGCCCAAATCGGCGGCACCGCGTTGGATGTAACGCTCTTTTTCGCAGCAGGCTAAGTGGCAGCTAAAACCAAAAAACAGGCTGACGACCCCGTAAATTATTACGACGGGTTGATTTCGTCATACGAGAGAGCCTACAAGTCGTGGGAGTCTCGCGCTGACAAGATCGTTAAACGCTTCCGTGACGAGCAGCGAGCCACGCGGGAATCGGATACCAAGTTCAACATCCTGTGGTCCAACGTCAACACGCTGGTTCCGGCGTGTTACTCGCGGACGCCGCAGGCCGATGTGGGGCGCAGGTTCAACGACCAAGACCCTGTTGGGCGCGTGTCTTCCCTCATCCTTGAACGTGCGCTGACGTTTGAGATTGAGCATTACCCAGACTACCGCGCCACGATGCGAGAGTCCGTGCTGGACCGTTTTCTACCGGGAAGAGGCACGGCATGGGCACGTTACGAGCCTCACTTCAAGGCCGGTGAGCAGATGCCGTCTGACGGCCTGCAAATCACCGAGGATCAGGACGAACCAGACGAGCAGATTGACTACGAATGCGCGCCAGTTGATTACGTCCACTGGAAGGATTTTGGGCACAACATCGCCCGAACATGGGAGGAAGTGTTCGTTGTCTGGCGCATCGTCTACATGTATGAGGAGGGAGTCGCAGAGCGTTTTGGTGATGACATTGCCAAGACGCTTCCTTACGATGCCAGCCCGCAGGATTTGAAGCGCGAGACAACGCAATCCGAGGTCAAGCGTCAGGCGAAGATTTACGAGATTTGGGACAAGCAGAAGAAGAAGGTTTTCTGGATTTGCCGTGGGCCGAAGAAATACAACCCGCTCGATGAGCGTGACGACCCGTTGGGATTGCAGGAGTTCTTCCCCTGCCCGAGACCGCTCTACGCAACGATGTCGAACGACACGTTGATTCCGGTTCCTGACTTCGCGCTCTACCAGGATCAGGCTAGGGAACTGGACACGATAGCCGACCGCATTGACGGTTTGGTAAAGATGCTGCAAGTGAAGGGCGTCTACGATTCTGCGACTCCGGAACTGGCTCGTCTGTTCACCGAGGGCGTCAACGGCACACTCATTCCGGTCAAGAATTTCATGGCGTTTGCCGAGAAAAAGGGGCTACAAGGCTCGATTGATGTGCTTGACCTGAAGCCTATCTACGAAGCCATCAAGGTGTGTTTCGAGTCGGCGCGTGAAATCATCAATTTCATCTACCAGATCACTGGCATATCGGACATCGTTCGCGGTCAGACCGAGGCGTCGGAGACGTTAGGGGCGCAGCAACTCAAGGTCAATTTCGTCGGTCTGCGGTTGGGCGACATGAAGCGCGATGTGGCTAGATATGCCACTGATTTGCTCCAGTTGAAAGCGCAGATCGTGTGCCAGCACTTCAGCCCGCAGACCATCATGGCGATGGCGGCGGTAGAGCAACTAGCGCCCGCCGATCAGCAATACGTCTACCAGATGGGGCCGGGACCGATGATGCCCGGACCGCCAGACCCACGAACGGGGATGCCTTCGCAAATCCCCGGCCCCCCGCAGCCCGTCATGGGGCCGGATGGCAAGCCACTGCCGGGGCCAGCGTTGGCTCTGCTTGTCGGTGCCGAGCGTATTAAAGACCCCGAAAGCGACTCGCCAAACCCGCTGCGTTCGTTCCGAATTGATGTCAATTCCGACTCCCTGATTCAGTTGGACGAACAGGCCGAGAAGGAGGCCGCGAACGAGTTCATGGGCACGCTGGCAAAGTTCATGGAAATTGGCGCGATGGTTGGACAACAAGCGCCACCGCTCCTGCCGCTCGTCATGGAGACGATAAAGTGGACGGCATCCAAATACAAGATTGGCCGCAATTTCGAGGGCACGCTGGACGCTGCGTTACAGGAGATGAAGAAAGCGGCTGCGGCTCCGAAACCACCACCGCCTGAAGTGGTGACGGAGCAGTTGAAGCAGAAGGGTATCCAAGAGAAGGGTCAGTTGGATATGGCGGTGGCGACGAAGAAGGCGCAGATGGATGAACGCAAGATGCAGCGCGAGGAGCAGCATGATGTGTTTGAAATGCAGTTAGAGGGCGCTTCGATGGCGCAGGACTTTCAAACACAACAACTCGCAGACGGCCAGAAACGCGCTCATGAAGCTGCGATGGGCGCAATCAAGATTAGACAAGCAAAAGAGATGCCGAAGAAAACCGGCAAGCCCAACTAATGCGAACCCGCTACATACAACTAGCAAACGGCCATCTCGTTCAGGTAGACGAGTCGTGGACGCCGGAGCCGCGTTCCGAGTATCACATCATGCCGGACATCAAGCCGTATCAGTCCATGATAGACGGGCGCGAGGTCACATCGCGTTCCAAGCACCGAGAACACCTGCGTGATAACAACTGCGTGGAAATTGGGAATGATTCCAGCCTGCGCAGGCCACCGAAGCCCATGGAATCGCCTCCTGGATTGAAGGAGAAGATCATCCGAGCGGTTAACGAAGTTGAAGCAAGACAAAGGAGACACTGATGGCCCTATTGAATGTAATTGGCGGTGGAGAGCAGGCGGCGCTTGTCGCTACCGCAGTGACCGCCGCTGGCACCACCCAAGCCACTGCCACCGAATTGACAGCGGCGGATTCCGAAGTCACTACGGTGGCATCGGGCGCTGGTGTCGTCCTCAATCGTTTGCTCACTTCGGGTGAGGAAATGACGGTATTTAACGCAGGCTTAAACGGGCTGAAGGTCTACCCGCCCACGGGCATGAAATTCAACTCGCTTCCGGCAAACGCAGCGATGACGCTCTCCGTCAACACGGGTGTGTTTTTTCGGTGTGTATCAACGAGCCGAATCATCGGGTTGTTGAGCGCGTAAATCGCATTACTAACTTTCACAAAGGAAATTTTATGCCACTAGTTAAAAATCAGATGGGCGGCGGGACTTCGGCTGGTCAGGCGCAGGCGCTTAACGGCAGCAACATTAACTCCGCAGTCACGGCGGCGGGGACTACGCAAGGCACCGCCACCTCTATTGTGAGTGATGTTGCCGTTGTCACCACCTCTACTGCCGGTCAGGGCGTCATTCTCTACAACGGCGTCATCACCGACTCGCAGGAGATTTTCAACAACACGACCAACGCGATCTACGTGTATCCGCCTACAGGCGGGCGCGTGAATCAGGTTGCGACTAACGGTGGATTCGTGCTGCCGTCCTACACCTCCGTGCTGGTCAAGAAGATGACCGCCACGCAGTGGGTGGCCTACCTGTCCAACTAACGCTAACCGAAGCAAACAGAGGAAACCATGTCAATCCGCGACTCGATAGAAGCGGCGGTCAACACCGTCGAAACCGCGCAAACAGCGCCGGACGCTCCTGTTGTTGAAACCACTACGCCCGCAACGCCTGAAGCTGCTGCCGCACCTGAGAAGGTAGATGCGGCACCGAAAGATGAGCCTAAAGGCGGCAGGACGGAAGGCCGAGCGCGTGATGAACATGGTCGTCTGTTGCCCGGTAAGGCAGAGAAGAAAGAGGCTGCTCCAGCCCCCGCCCCTCAGACTACCCACGTTGAGCCTACGCCTGCTGCACCACGCCCCCCGCGCCCCTCAAGCTGGACAAAGGAGATGTGGGAACACTACGACAAATTAGACCCCAAGGTGGCCGAATACATCCACCGTCGTGAGGGTGAGTTTGCCAAGGGTGTATCCACCTACAAGAATGAGTTCGACCGCGCCAAGCCGCTAATGGACGCCGTGGCTCAATACGAGCCATTCCTGCGCCAGCACAACATGAGGGCGGATCAGGCCGTATCGAAGCTGTTTGAAACCGACCAGACGTTGCGTTTTGGCAACCCGCAACAGCGTCTCCAGACATTCGCCCGACTCGCACAGGACTACCAGATTCCGATTCACGAGATGCTGGTGCAAGGCGAGGACGGCAAGGTTTACATGAATCAACAGTATATG